TCTTGAAATGTCAATAAAATCAAATTTTCTTCAGAATTAGGGTCACCGTCTAAATGGCCACTTGGACCTTTTCTAGAACGATTTTTAAACAAGAAATCTGGCACAATATGATGTCTCTCGTAATAGATTTTACTGTTTTTGACCCTGTCTTCCGCTTTGGCCTTGTCTATAATATCTTTGTACGCTGACTTAAATGACATTCAATACATCCTTCTAAATGTATTTATGCCAAGTAATCACATTTCAACACATAACTCGTCAGTTTCCTGCAAATCTTTCGCCATTACATACCCCCGGTTTCGAGTATATATTTGATGTTCAGGAGTACAAACAACAACATGACCTTTTTCATCTTGTATTTCGATCATCTCAGTAGCAGTTCCAGTCTGGGCTGCTGCGGATACATCGCACCACACAATACGGCCAGTATTTGAGTCATAACTCTTAACTTTAACACCATTCATGCCACCCAATTCCCACCGTTCCACAAAACTCTGTAAATCTATCTGTTCCTGTTTGCCGGTGGGGTATTGAACATCAATTAGCGTGTCACCGGTTAGACACAGATTACTTTGTTTGATGGGTGCAACAGCAGGGTCAAATGGGCTGTGACTATTGGCATGATCCACATTCTGCAGATATATGCGGCCAGTGTCTTTGCGTTCCTGAGCAAACTGACTGAACAGTTCTGATGCCTTCACAGTTTTCTTTCTGACGGCCGGGTTAGCTTCAGCCTGTGTATACAAACGACGAAATTCCTCTGTGTCAGCAAAAAATGCATCATACAAACCTGGTACGTCGCTGGGACTGAACAGTGTGATGTTACCTCCGCTCAGTAAACGTTCATACATCACTTTGTTAAACTGCACACCGTAATCCATCTGACGAATTCGGTTGTCTTCTGTGCCTTTGTTGTTTTTAAGCACCAACAGATCTTCCACTTCCAGATGCCAGATTGGGTAATACAGTGTGGCTGAACCATTGCGGACTCCGCCCTGACTGCAACTCTTCACTGCACTCTGAAACAGCTTATAGAAGGGAATAACACCCGTGTGATAAGCATCACCATTGCGAATGGGCGACTTGAGTGCTCGAATACGTCCACCGCCAATACCAATACCAGCTTTTTGACTCACATATCTCACAATAGCACTGGTGGTGGCATTGATGCTGTCCAAGCTGTCACCGGTTTCTACCAGCACACAACTGCTAAATTGTCTCTGGTTGGTTCTCACTCCAGCCATCACTGGCGTGGGCAAGCTGATTAGATGAGTACTGATAGCCTCGTAATATTCTTTAACCCAGTGTAAACGAGTTTCTGCAGGATAGTTCTGAAACAGAGTCGCAGCAATCAGAATATAACACACCTGCGGTGTTTCGTAAATTTGTTGGGTTACACGATTTTGTACCAGATACTTACCACGCATCTGCTCCATACCCACATAGGCCATGTCATTGTCACGCTCATGACGGATCATGGAATTGATTCGATCCCACTCTTCATCTGAATAGGCAGATACCAATTGAGCATCATAAAATCCCATCTGAACATTCTGTTGCACAATCTTCTTGATGTGCCAGGGTTCATACTGACCGTAAACTTCTTTACGCAAATGATAATTAATCAGTCTACCAGCCACATTCTGATAATTTGGTGATTCTTCGCTAATCAGGTCAGCTGCACTTTTGATTAGCATTTCCTGCACATCAGTGGTTTTTATTCCATCATAAAATTGAAGACTGCTTCGAATTTCCACCTCGCTGGGACTTACGCCGGTAATTCCCTCACAACCCCAAAAAACCACACGATGTAGTTTTTCCAGATCCAATGGCTCTCTACGGCCATCACGTTTGGTAACATATATTTGACTCATTTGATTCGCCTTGCTATTCTAATGTTTTAAAATTTTCTGGTATTAATTCAGTGCTGAGTTGATATTCAATGCTTATGGAGTCAGTATTTACTATCTGTTCGTCATTGAAATTAAGAACATATTTTCCATTGTCTATATCAACTATGCTGACTCTTTCGCCAGCTATGTTATATAGTAATTTCAACCGCACCCCGTGTTTTCGTATATCTGGACACAAAGCACAAGTATAAAACATTCCCAGAGCTTTGGTCAAATCACAATAACTGAGGTTATCAAAAATCTGCCAAGGACTGGGCCATCGAGTGTGGTCATCATTGAGCAGACTCACACGCCTAGTGGGTGCATTCAACCACCACTGTTGCACAGTCAGTAATCTGTATTCCATTAATTCATATGTGTGAAGATTTTTCCGAAATCTTCTCCACTCCAGAATTTTTTGTTCTATGGGTGCATACCAGTACATAGATTAAAAGTAATTGATTTTCCTAAATCTGATTAAAGCATCATATCCGGTACTGGTAGATGTGTATTTAAACACAATGAGTTCTCCAGATACATTCGCACTAATAGTTATGCCTAGTGAACCACCAGTGGAACTATTGGTTATGGATATCGTGTCAGCAATTACACCATCGTATGCATACTGAATATCACCCGTCAAATATACCCCATCACGAACAATGCTGTAATTTATAACACCAGCCGGATAGGAAGTTTTGTTAAAACTGTAAAATTCAGTGGCTGATGAAGTATCATCAGTTAAAGTTTGAGTTTGAAAAGATGCGCCAGTGTTGCTGAATTCTGTGAGAATTTCGGTATTGCCTTCATTGGGAGCACCTTGTTCAAAAGATCCATTACCAATATAAAGTTGTTGGGTATCTATCGCCCAACCCAGTTCTCCAGCTGCCAATTGTGGCAGATTTTCCTGTCTGCCCCTGCGAACCTGAATTTTGGAAATTTGAGTTACAGCCATGTTGTTGTCCTTGTGTCTTATTTAGCTATAAAACTGATTTACTCGCTCACTCCAAAGCAAACTGTATTTTTCAAATTCTGAATCATTAACTGGAAAGAAATGTAGCAGCGAGCACAAACAAAATCTTTCATTAATGCAAAAAAATCAACCACTGATTTGCTGTTTATCTTGTCAAAAAATAATTAACAAAAGAATTTTTAATAGATATCATAAAAATTGTTCATTACCTGAGACTGGTGTTTAATTGATAAAATTTTTCAACGCGGCGTGCCCACTGTGTTTTATAATATTCAAGTTTATCACCGGTTATAACCCAATGTTGCAATTCATAGTTTTGACTGCACATCAAAATCACACCAGTTTTAATATTAGTTTCAAACAAATAATCATGTGCTAAAATGTACGCTGCTAATTGATTAAAATAGTCTTCTATAAAAGACTCTTTCTTGGGTTTGTTGGTTTGTTTGAAATCCACTATGCTTAACTGTCCTTGCCATTCAGCTACACAATCTGTGGTGCCAGCGTACAGATCTGGGTAATATAAATTTACTTCATTGCCATAAATTTCACCACAATTGGGTTTCAAATACTTTTCGGCAATCAAGTTAGCCATGCGATGACTTTGTTGACTATAAGGGTTGGAACCGGGATCACGAATTGTATCTTCAGTGAGATATTGTTCCAGAAACCGATGCATCCGGGTTCCTCGATTGGCTGCTTCAGTGGTGATTTGTTGAGCTTGCTGTTCGCCCACACGTCGTTTCCACTCCATAAGAGCCCGCTTTTGCTCGTCTGGCTTGGTTTTTTCCAATATAGTGGTAACACTGTATAATCTCCCAGTGGGAGTTACATATTTTCTGGATCCATCCGAATGTTCACGTTCATAATGGTGATAGTCAAACTTATTAATAATCATCTAAATAATGTTTATTATAACATACTTACTAACTATCTCATAGCACGGCCTTTGGCACGTTTAGCCATCTGTGCTACAATAGAACGACTTCCAGGCAACGTGTCTTCTGGTTGCTCAGGAGCAGCAGGCTGTGGCATTGGTTCAGGTTCAGGCTGGGGTTCTGGTTCGACCATTTCGGGTTCAGCTGGAACTTCAGAAGCATCTGGTTCTTCAATGGGTTCTGTTTCAGGTACTTGATCCTGCTCACCTGTATTATATGTAACTGTGTCTTTGTTTAGGTCAGCTATGCGACTCTGGATAACTGAATCATTTTCCCAGTATTTTTTTAGAATGTCAAAAGTAATCGGTGCTCCGGGTAAGTTATTCATCATCTGGATCATATATCGTGTTTTGAGTTTGGATTTATGTAACTTACCGTGATGATGATGTTTTTGATCCAGATTCTTACCCCATAAGGTGAGTAATGCAATAATTTTGGTTCGAGTATTCTTATCTGGAGTGAATGTGGGCATCGCTACCTCTTGTTATCTTTTTGCACGACCCATGGGTTCAGGTTTGGGCATTTCTGCTGGTTCAGTTTCCGCAGGAACTTCTTCGGATCCTGTTTCATCAGTGCCCAGTTCAGGTGCTGTCTCAACGCCATCATCTGTTGGTTCTGGTTCCAATGGTTCTTCACCAGCAAGGGCTCGGGTTGCTGAATCCAATGAATTTTTAGTTTCGCGGATATTTTCCAATGCTGCATTGATGGCGTCAGTGGCACTGGTCACAAATGACTCAGCTTGTTCTGGACTCATAGTGTCGCGTATTGTTTCACTCAGAGCAGGCAATTCTTCGTTTACCATTTTACCCAGTGTTTCCACCATGTCCTGCAAGCGATCTACCATGTCCTTGGCAGCCAACACAACTTCAGCTTCGCCCACAGAACTTTCCATGAGATCCACAGATTCCGAAAGTTGTCTCTGTTTGAGAGTTTTAGTTACAATATTCAATAACATCTCAGCATCCTGGGGACTAATCTTCTTGGGATTACGATTAGCTGATTTTACTATGCTTTGAATGGTTCTGGGATCAATGTCGCTGGCATTAGCCATGGCATTCAATGCATCAACTGACCTAGTGCCTGCCACTGCCTGACTTCCCCTGTCTTTTTCTCGAGCTGTTTTGAACCTATCAACAACATCAGTGGCAGATAAGTGATGTGTACCATAACTCTGTCCCGGTATTTGTCTGCGAATTTTTCCAGCGGCGCCCTTTGTGGCTGCCCAAGCAGCTTTTCCAATAATCTTAGCAGGTGATTCGGAATCTTCCTTGATCACAGTTTTCAAAGTTTGTTCCACCATGAGCAATGCTAGATAGTTACTGTTCTTTTCCGCTACATGACTTTCGTGGGTATTACGAAATTGATTTAGTTTTTTCTGAACATTTTCCAGCATAACGCCAGCTTGAGCACCAGTGATTTTGTCCACCGGGATCTGAATACCGTGATGCTTTTTTAACAAATTGGCCATCACTTCTGCTGTTTTGGGCATCTGAAGATCGTCTAGTTTCATTTTAAATATTTCCTGTTCTGGTATTTAGCATGCTCTATTGGTTTTTATGATTTGAGTTTAATTAAATTATAAACCAAAAAGCTCACCGCACCAATCAAAGTGCCGATTATGCCCACTCCCCATCCAATTAATTGTTTATTTCGTTGATCCTTCATCTCACTTACTAAAGTCTTGATCTCGTTGATGTTACATTCAATGGTATCCATCCGAGTATCCAGGTTTTCCAACTTATCTTGAAGATTAATATATCTTTCAGCGCATAACTCAGCATGTGCTTCCAAATTGGTTTTTTCAATTTCAGTAGTGCTCATGGTGCTCCTTTATTTTACATACTGTGTGGGCAATGTATTATTTATTACAAATACTGTGTTGGCGTCACTACCCTGAGCTATAATGCAGGATTTTGTGATATTGGCTGATTCTTTCAGACCCATGATCATGGGCACAAAAGTGCTTTCAGTTTTTAATAGTCCCACTGGGTCTGTGCTGGTAGAGTAAACATCAGCATGATCTGTGGCAAAACTTGTGACCCAAACTGTTTGGGAATCACCGTATGATTCACCGAATCCCAATCCAGATAAAGAAAAATCAGTGATTTTCTGTGGGTTTTCCAGCATAATGGGTTGAGCTCTTAGTCCAACGATCTGCATGATGGTTTCCCAGTTTCTTTGCTGGTTTCTGCTACGATCCCACTCTGTGCGATTTCTCACCAACTGGTCTGCATCATCCACGAATACCGAAATGTCGGCATTGAACATTTTGAGTACACCTGTTTTGGTAATATCAAACAATGTATAAATTGTGATGAATTGAAGATCGCCCGATAAGTTATAATTGGGCATAGTTAAGCCATGTTCACGCATATGAGTATTTACAAAATAAAAAAGGGACCTTGTAGAAAGGTCCCTTTGTTTGACTTGAGGTCAAAGTTAGAATGCAGTTTCGTCAGCAACAGCAGAAGCAGTCAAAATACCCAGCTTGGTGCGGGTCACTGTTGAGCTGCTGAGGTCAACAGTGTCCACAGTGCCCAAAGCCTGCAGGGCAGTCTGCAAAGTGGTTGCTTCAGCGGCCACGATTGCGCCTTCCACAGCAAAAGTCTGCTGAGTGTTGGTGTCGATCAGTGGACCAGCAGCAACGATGGTGTAGTAACGCTGAATAGTGTTGTAAACAGCCTGTAGGGCGCCTTCAGGACCCACGCTGCCATTGATTGCATTGATGTAATCCACAGTGAAAAAGCTCAGGTCCTTGCTGAGGTTTTCAAAGTTGGTTGTCATGCTTACAGGATTGACTCTTGTAACTTGTGCCATAATATTAAAATCTCCTTTAGCTTACGCTTACATTTATTTAGCATTTGAATCTAAAAACCACTGGTTATTTGTGTTTTTTTCTGCGCCCGGCAGAACGTTTTTTATAGGGTCATGCCTCGTTGATAAATTGGTGATATTTGTTTTGCAAATCATGTTTGAGCGATTCTGGTACAGAACTAGTCATGTACTTGTCAGTGAGAGTTTGGATCACCAGATCTCTTTGTTTTACTGGCAAATGATTGATTTTATCTATGATATCCTGTTCTTCCACTTTAAACTTCAGTGGTTTTTTAGGAGGACGCATTGCTCCCAGACCAATTAAAATTCTTTGAGACTGAGCTGGTGTTAAAGTTTTTTTGATATAACTCGCCAAAGTCCTATAATTATGCAACACCGGTTTGAGAGTTTTCTTTTTCGGAGGAGTGGGTGTTATTGGTGGTGTAGGTGGCGGTGGAGCCGGTTTGAGAGTTTTCTTTTTCGGAGGGGTGGGGGTTATTGGTGGTGTAGGTGGCGGTGGAGCCGGTAAAGGTTTTCCACTAGTAAACAACTGTGAGTAAGTGTATATGAGATTTTTGGCTGTTTTTTCATCTACGGCATCAGTCGCTGATAGACCTAACTCTGTTGCTGCTTGAACCATGCGAGGATCTGGTTGCCCATTCACCTGCCAAGTATCATAGATATCTTGTAAAGGTACAGGTTTGCCGGCCATTCCGCTCTGACCCAACCATTTTTGATAAAGTGCCCATCCTTTCTGAAAATTCGCGTCAGTTTCCTGTGCACCAGCAGCAGACTTGCTTCCAAATTTGGAAGCAATTTTGGAACCCAACCTGGATAACAACCCTGGTCGTTCGGCTTCTGTTAAAAACTCATTTACTCTCATGCCAATCTCCTAGCTGCACGACTAAATTTTTGCGGATCTTTATTCTTGATGCTGCTCAGTAATCGGCGTTCCATGTCTTCTGCCAAGTCTGGCCCATAGCTTTCAGCAATGCTAGCCAATAGATTTATAGCTCCGGTAATCAAATGATTACCACGGCTTTCAATCAATAGATTGCGATTGTGCTCGGGCAATCCATTTGTCAATTCATCAAGTAATGTGCGAGTACCGTTTTTCAAGATATTAATACCTTTACGAGTATTTATATTAGTCACTGGGTTTTTTCAGTTGTGCTAACATGGATTTTAATTTGGATCCCTGTACGTCAACATTGATTTTTCCCAGGTTATCACCGGCAGCATCACGAGTTCTGATTGAACTAGTGGTTTTTAACTGACCCATAATGCTAGTCGTTGACGGAATTTCGCTGTGACCATCAGAATCTTCAGTACTGGTGTCAGTAATCCTCAGACTATTTACGTCAAAGTCCAAGTCCACTTTTTGTCCAACACCGCTGCTGTTGCGAGTTTTCATTAACTGTAACTGATATTTACCACGCTCACGCATTGCTCTGCTGGTAAAGATACCAAACACATTGTCTGCTGTGTTGATTTTGCTGATACCGCCGCTGATGTGACTGTGGTCAAATTCAATTTCTTCAACTGCACTGCGGTTTAGCTGGCTGGCTGTTACAAACAATACATTGAGTTCTTTGGCTAGGTTTCGCAACTCCTCACTGACATATTTGTCCTTAACAAACAAGTCATTGGGGCTGACTTTGGCGCTAACAGGCATGAGCAAATCCAAATAATCCACGCACAAAAAATCTATCGTTACGCCGCTGCGTATTTGTAGTTCTTTTACATAGCTGCGTATGTCATTTACTGTGCTTTGTGCTGGCAGATACTTGATATAAAAATCACCGCTTTTCTTACCAACGATCCTGACCTTCATCTCTACATCGTCCAGATCTTTGAATATCTCTCGAGTAGGCAACCCAGTAATCATGCTATCAATACGCATAGCACACAGGTCTTCACTGAGTTCCAGTGTGATGTAAGCTCCAGTTAATCCAGACAATGTCCAGTTGCATCCCAAGTTTTGCATGAACAAACTTTTACCCGATCCTGATCCACCAGCAAAAATTTGTAATTCGCCCCGATTAAAACCACCATACAGTTTACGATCCAGCCCGTTCCAACCAGTGCTAACCTGTCCATTGTTACTTTTCAAACGCATCAATCTTGCTCTGGGATCAGCGAAATAGTCAGTACCCAGATCTTTGGTCAAACTGATTTGCACTGCATCTTTAATCAATTTTTCAACTGGATCATACTCGCCTTTTTCCAGCAAATCAGCAGCTTTGAGAATAGCCCGTTCTAACTCTTGTCGTTTGGTAAAGTTTTCAAACTCTGCCATAAACCAATCTATATGACCAGAGTTTATGCCCTCTATGGGCTGTAGATTCAAACTGCATACTGCACGTATCTGTGTTCGATCCGGAAGTGTACTATGCTGTTCAGCATGTTCCTGAATAAACTTTGCTGCTTTCTTCAAGCTCTTGTCAAAATTCTCTGAATTATAGATATTACTCACACGGGTAAACAGTGTGGGATCTTGAAGAATAAATTCCAAAAACAGTTTTTGAACGTCTGTTGTAAATTCCATAGCGTATTAGTTATATTTCTTGTTGAGCTTGAGTCTAAGTTTTATCTGAGTTGTTCCAGTTACTCTTGCTTGCCAGATCTGTCGAGTAACAAAGAGCGGCCCCCATCTCATCACTGCATCATTGACATCTTTGACGTCTGGTGGCCAATCAGGAAAACTCACACTCCATCCATAATCCAGTGCTGCCTGTACTAGAGATTCGCCTGAACTATCCTGATCTGGAACTACAACAATTTTTCGATTCAGTTGATCCAGCAGTTCAGCTTGCGCTTCACTAACTTCATTACCCAGCACTGAAACTCCGCCAATACTTATGGCATCAAAAACTCCCTCCACGACCGGACACCAATTCCAATTGGGTTTTTGAAATACCTCACCAAATATATAGGGCATACCCAAACTTTGTATGTATTTGGGTTTGGCTGTACCGATGGTTCTAGCAGTGTATCCTACTAGATATTGTTGGTGGGTAAAAGGAACTATAATTCGTCGAGGAAGTTCAGAGCTAACAAAATAAGTGTATGAGTTGGGATCTATGGATCTGCGTTCCAGATATTCATAACATTCAGCATGTTTTGATGAATCCAATAGTTCAGATTCGGCTGGCAATTCTCTGGGTTCTATCTGAATTTCTGGAATCGTATCTGATTCATCTAACCCCAAACTATCGGATCGTTCTCGCAAGGCCTGAATTTTTAATGCATTGATCTCAGTGGACCCAACGCCTAGCCAAGACAACAACCTACGAAATTTTATTCCAAAAGACCCACCCACAGTGTAACCTGTGCTGAATGTACAATTGAAGCAGTGAAAGACGACGCCGTTGGCAACTAATTTAATACCACCACGGCGTCGTCCATCTCCAGAATGACCTCTGTGCGCACAACAAGGGGCATTGAAACTCGTCCATCCATTAGGAGATCTTCTTGTGGCTGGAAGATAGTTCAATAATGTTTGTACAATAACAGAAGTCACATTGTTATTCTAACACTATTACCCGTTGCTTACAAACTTATTGAGTTTTTCAGCTTCAGCAATTATGTCATTTGTTGAGGGGAAATCGGGCAAAGTGGGATGTGGTGTGCTGGGATTTTGTTCTTTTACACAATGCCATTCGTTGATCAGAGTGCCTCGTTTTTCATGTACTGGCACCTGAAGTATTTCAGCCGCCAACTTCAATAAATCGAGACGAATCTCATATGGGGTTTTGCTCATTTTGAGCCTCCTGTGTGTGTTATTATATGCAAGTCTTGCTTGCACTGATACTTATTACACACAGGAGTCTACTGATAATTTATAATCTACCCACCACAACTTCCACAATCACAATACCTGCGGTGTCGTTGTTTTCCAAGCATTTACCAATCACGCAGCCTGGTTTGTACTGTGCTGGATCCAGTGCAATACCAATTCCAGGAAGATGACTGCTTACAATGAGATCACCTTTCTTAACCGGGCCAACCACACGACATGGAACACGCCCAGTTAATGCAATTGGCAATCCACTGGCTGTGTCATTCATCAAAAATGCTGGCTGTTGACTAACCACTCCAGCAATTCTGCTATCATGGCTCACTGTGCTAATTGTGATCTCAGCTGAACCACCAAAAATCATCACAGTGGCGAATTCATAGAGTCCATCAGCCACGTAAATCTCTGCCAAGTCAGCATAGTTAGCTGATGCTTGACGTGCAAACAGTGTATCAAATCCTTGCCCAGCAGCACCAATGTTACCCACCCCAGCAGTACCGCCATTGGCAATTGCTGTGGCAATGTTGCTGGTGTTTACTGTTATAGTATCCCCTATGTTTGCTGTGCTGGTAAATATGGCTTTGGCTGCACCAATGTTGCCCACATTGGCGTTACCTGTTATATTGGCTGTACCACTGATGTTGGCACCTGTGCTGGTTACCACCAATACATTGGCTGTTCCGCCCACACTGGTTGTAACATTACCGTTGGCTGTGTTAATGGTTACATTACTGGTACCATTGACAATGCTGCTGGCGCTGACTGCAGCAAAACTTAGATTACCAGCACCGTCAGTTTGTATAAACTGACCACCTGTGCCGCCGGTAATTTTGACATTGCCCACTGCACCTAGATTGCTGATGCCAGTAACGCTGAGATTACCAGTACTGGTATTTCCACTTACTGATAGGCTACTCAATGTACCCACTGAAGTGATATTGGGTTGAGCAGCCGTGGTAAGTGTGCCACTGACGTTGGTGAATACTGCATTATTAGCACCAATATTTCCCACATTGGCATTTCCAGTGACACTTAATATTCCACTGACACTGCTGATATTACCAAAAGTAGCGTTGGCTGTCACAAACAAATTAGCTTGTGCTGTGACATTTCCGCTCACCGTTACGCTGGATAATGTTCCAACACTGGTGATATTGGGTTGACTTGCGGTCTCTAGGGCACCCACAACGTTAGTAAATACGCCGCGTGTGGCTCCGATATTACCCACATTGGCATTACCAGTTACTGATAAAGATGTCAGTGTTCCCAAACTGGTAATATTGGGTTGAGCAGCAGTGGCAATTGATCCGTATATGTTGGCACTGTAAAAATTATTCCAGTAATTGCTGGTTTTGCCCAAGTCTAAACTGGCATTTCCCACAGGAGTGACAGCAACACTGGTTTGCCAACTGGTGGTGGCATTATTGAACAACAGGCTTGCTACCTGAGCATTTCCAGAAACATTACCACTAATGATACCTGAACCGTCAGCAGCAGCGCCAGTGCTGGCGTTGTTGGCCAAAATAAATGTCTTATCAGCAATGGTGACGTCATTGGCGTTGACTATTGTGGTGTTGCCTGTAACATACAGGTTGCCATCAATATTGACGTTGCCCCCAATGTAAGCGTTTCCTGCTACACCCAAACCGCCGGCTATGGTCACTGCACCAGTAGTAGTACTGGAAGAATCTTCAATTGAACTAAAAACACCTTTGGTTGCGCCAATATTACCCACATTGGCGTTGCCACTCACGCTTAAAATACCGCTCACTGAGTTGATGTTGCCAAAAGTGGCATTGGCAGTGATGACTGAATTTGTAGCACCAATATTACCCACATTGATGTTGCCAGTGATGCTTACTGCTCCAGTAAACACTGCATTGTTGGCGCCAATATTACCCACGTTGGCATTGCCTGTCACATTCAGGATACCACTCACTGAGTTAATATTACCAAAAGTTCCGTTAGCAGTAACCACTGAATTCGTAGCACCAATGTTGCCCACGTTGGCATTGCCTGTCACATTCAGGATACCACTCACTGAGTTAATATTACCAAAAGTTCCGTTAGCAGTGATGACTGAATTTGTGGCGCCAATATTACCCACGTTGGCATTACCGGTCACTGATATTGCATTTGAAACACTAATATTATTTGCAGTAATGTTACCACTGGTTTGAATATTACCACTTGATGCAGTGATATTGGCATTACCTACCGTAAGGCCATATTCTATTGTGAAATTTTGTAAAGGCACTGAACGTCTCCTATTGATTAATCTTATTTATATTCAAACCATTAAATTTTTCATTAGATCTTAGTTGAAAATATCTTCACACTATTGTTAGCAGTAATACCTGTTGCCCGTAACCGTACATTTCCTGAACTAATATCAGCATCTAAATTGATTAATTTGACATTGTTTTTCACACTGGCATACACTGTGAGATAAGCATTGATCTTATCGTTTACTAAAAATGCTTCCATGCTATGGTAGTCGGAACCATTTACTGCTTGCACGATATATTTTGCTGTGGTATAGGCATTGATGTTAAATTCATCCAGCGTTGTTGCAACATTTCCCACGGTCAACATTGCAGAACTGGATATGATAGTGGGAGTCGTGACACTGACTGAAAAATTTCCATTGATGGTGCTGGCCAATTGAACTCCGTCAACAAACAAATTACCAGCATTGGCTGTCAGTTCTGTGCCACCCAAGTCAATGGAATTTCCAGAAACATACACCGTGCCGAATCTAGCAGTGGGGGATCCAATGTCTATCAAACCATTGCTAGTGGGCAAGATTTTGTTACTGACGACCAGATTTCCGCCCAAATTCAGATTGCCGCCCACGCCCACGCCACCAGTAACCACCAATGCGCCACTCACAGTGTTGCTACTAACAGTGGTATTGGAAATGGTAATTGCTCGGTTTGTGGTGTTTCCTGCTGTGGTGATTATTTGAAGATCTTCACCACCTATCCCATAACTTAAATTAGCCCAATCTTTAATCCCGTCTCCAATTTTCACTTTACGGGTATCAGTTTCTAATCCCAGTTCACCAGGAGCCAGAGTAGGATTCGCACTAGTCCATTCACTAGCTGTTCCTCTTCTAAACTGAAACTGAATATATGGCATTAAATTGCTCCGATATTTTATTTATTTAAATGACACCACCGCAGTCAAATGCTGGACCACCAACATAACTAATACCAGGGTTACCACCGTCGAAATTAATACTTCCTGCGATACCTGCAGGACCCTGGGGTCCTTGTGGGCCTTGAGTGCCCACACCAATTAAACCCTGATTGCCCTGGTTACCCTGAGCGCCCTGGGCACCTTGTGCTCCAGTGGATCCAGTATTACCTTGAAAACCTCTGTCGCCCTGGTGTCCTTGAGCACCCTGTACTCCAGTGAGGCCCTGTGAACCCTGAATTCCCTGAAATCCCTGATATCCTCTGCTGCCTTGGTTTCCAGTGAGGCCCTGTGACCCTTGCTTTCCTTGAAACCCTTGAACTCCCGAAAATCCCTGCGGTCCTTGAGATCCCTGAGCACCCGTGGTTCCTTGATTGCCCTGACTCCCCTGAGTGCCTGCTAGTCCCTGTGAACCCTGAGCTCCTGATGGCCCCTGTGAACCCTGAGCGCCCTGTGGGCCTGATCCACCAGTGGTTAGGGAGACCCAGAAACTGTTATAGTAAATTCCAAGCTGTGCATTGGTGGGGTTATACCACAAGTCACCAGCAACTGCTGCCGGCGCTGTGTTGCTAATTTTTACCGGAACCACGTTGGCTGTCGCAGTCCCAGTTACAACATCCACGGTAATGTTGTTACCAAAGTTTAGTACACTGGCAGTTCCCACTGTGGTACCGTCATCTTTGATGACCAGGGCTCCGCCGCCCCCTCCACCCAGTATTGGTATACCACCAGGGGTGACTCCGTCACTTAGTCTGAGTTCGCCAGTGTCTATATCAAAAAACAGATTTCCAATCTCACCAACGTGTTGGTTGATTGGTCCATTAACCAAACCTGCTTTGATTTTGCGAAATGCCATGGTGTTTCCCTAACCAGTATTTAGTGCAATGTTTACTGATTATGATTCCAGGGCTGACATTTTCCTAACGCACAAGGCGTTATACCACCAGTGTATTTTTTTGCAATCACTGCCCATTTTTCACAAAGTCTCTGTATTTTTCCTCGATCTAATCCTTCAGTGATTGCTTTTCCCAGTACTAAATGTCCACACTGACCACAGAATGATATCTGTTCCGTTATTGACTTTCGTTGTTCTAAAATAGCTGATTCTTTACGTGATTGACTTTCATGATATTTTTCATAATGCTGCCGTGCTGCATGCAGATCCAGGATTTGTGTGCTGTTTTCTTTGACATTTTCGGTGTTTTCCAGACTTTGTTTAACCACATCCAGATGCTGCTGCAATGGTGGTGCCCAGCGAGCGTCACCATCTTCTATTTTCTGCACAGTTTCAGCTTCAGCATCTGATGTTTTTGCGCTGAGACCGCCCAGCTTTTTAGCGATAGCACTGCGCAGATCCAGCTCGTCGTCACCAGACTCAAAGTCACCGTGTATAACTATTTCAAAATCTTTGAATCGCATGTGTTTATTTATCCAAACTTCTACCAAGTGGCTGAATCAAACGCTACTCTCTTCCAGATATCATTAACGCCATTGGTATAAGAAGCAATGCAATAATAAAAGTACTGAGAATTGGCCGCCCAAAATCCCACTCTGTCAGTTGCTGTGCCTTTGGATGTTGCAGGCACTGCTACACGGTTGGATACTAGGTTTCCGCCCGCTGTGGTGCCGTCGTGTATTCTCAGCATCCAATTGCTTGTATCCACAGTGAGTTCTCTGGCTGCACCTGTGAAAGCATTATTTTGTGCTGCTGTTCCACCCCTTAATTGTAAACGTTTTGCCATATTATAATGCTCCTAAATCTCTGATCTCGTCCACCAGTTCAGGCACGCTACCCATGTCGAGATTTTCACCCAGTTCATATTCGTCACCGCTGACTCGATAGCCCAATTTTAACTCCACTGGAATGGCTACACTATAATTATCGTCAGCATAGGCCATGACGTCATCAGTTCCGTTGTTGTATTTAACAAGCAAATGATAATATCCCACTGGTACTGGGTTTATCACACTGGCTGGAATTTCTAGTTCTGCCACCCCGTTGGCAGGAGTCACGTTGGTGATGTTAAAGCTGCTTACGAAATCCCGCTGGGGAGTGCGCACTAGTTCAGCATAAAATGTTAAACCAGTGATATTCACTGCCTTCTGGTCAGCATTTTTTACCAGTATTTTTAGGCGATTGTTAATACCTTTGTAGATCACAATGGGCTTTGTAAACACAGTCCTGTCCTCCAATATCAATGTCTGGTCAGGAGATATTTGCAGAGATAGAATTTGATCATATAAATATAACCTGAGTGTTTGCATACCACTTATTTATCCAAAGCATGAGTAATATCTTTCAGCGTTTAACAGAGAAATATCCATTTATCAGCGTGATCAGTTATGGTAACGAGGAGTACATCGGTATCATACAAAACCGCGATGCTTTTGTGACAAATTTCTATGATTTGAATTCCATCAAAGACACTGATGCTCGCCATCAGTTTTTGGAACTGGGCGAGCAATGGTGGTGGGAATCCAACAGAACTATACCTATTAATATTTTCCTCAAGCATGAATGGGAAGTTTACAAGTCATGCTTGAGGATTTTCAACACCAAGGATGTGGTTTTAATGCACGGCCCAGCCGTGAGTTTAGCAGAACTAGCTCAAAGAAAAACCAAAAGACGTAGCATTACACTGATTAGAAAACCCAATCACTGACCTTGTTCAATCAGTAGATTCATATGCACTACTACAAGATGTGCGTAACTTGTGGCATGGCTACGTTTATACGCATAGCTACCATCGGTGGGCTTGTCCCAAATAGTTTTTGAGATTTCAGACCATTTGCTGTTGGCCAGATGCCTCTTGGCAGGTCTGATCAGTGCTAAAAACATCGACATTCGAGCTATTGAATCCAGTGGCTCTTTGAGTTTACGATACAGATCCCAGTGATTGCCGATGTGTACAACCTGGGTGAAAAAATCATGATCTTCTAGCTTTTTCCAGTCAGGTGCGGTATTCAGCAACTGCTGAAGATGTTGAGGATTTTTCACCTGCTGATACACGCTGACGTTTAGAAAATCCAGCTTTACATAACCCAGATCTTCTGCGGTTTCATAATCTAATCCGCAAATGCCCAGTACTGAATCCACTGGAGCTTCTGTAACATACACCCCAGTGTTGTGTTTAACCAACTGTCCATCTCGCCACTGGCTGGCTGGAACATGCTGAATCAGAGCCAGAGCTTGATCCCTATTGGCAAAATCCATATCAATGTCGCTAGTAAATTTCTTTTGCATCAGTCTTCAGTATATAGTACATGTGACATTTTAGTAAAAGATCTCTCATACCCAAATCAGTTTGAGCCAACCGATTCATCTGATCCAGATCACGACGACTCAAATGCGTGATTGGATCCTTTTTTGTATACAGCAACCCAATGGGTTTGGGTGTGATGTCGCTCATTAAAAACCCGCCTGTTCCAGTGTGTTTTGTATTTCTGCAGTAGCCGAATTCTGTAAAAGTTTTTTGCCCCAATATTCTGGGTCTATCCAGCGATAGATCAAGTCCAGTTGCTCTGGTTTCAATGCTGTTAACCAGGTTTGCCCTGATTGTGTACCCAGAACAAACCAAGCAGTGACTCTGCCGCGATCCAGATCTGCCATAATACGACTGTGATTGGCATAAAGGAAATAATGAGCCGGATGACTATTTGCTTCATTTGCCCAGTCTGATGCAGTTTCAATACTGCGTTTCACAGCATCCCAGGCATCTTCGTTGCGAGTCCAATGTATCAAAAAATCTGTGTATACACGATCACTGGCCCATTGATCCAGCTTGATGTTTTTTTGTATCACATAATTTATAAAACCACCGGTGTTCACACATTTAACGTCCAACATATATTGTGAAAACCTCACAAATGCTGAATAATAGTTGCTGTTAGCAAACTGTTCCCAGGTTTTGAGTTTGTGACTGGGTTGGCAATGCTGATAGAACCGACGATAGACTTCCAAAGCCAGTTGCACGCTTACTGTGTTTCTGTCCTGCCAGCGTCGTTTGGGTTCACACAAATGTGATGTGAGTGTGCTTTCTCGAGCAAAATGTTTACTGCAATGTTCACAAAGGTATGCCATACTTTATGCTTTGGGCAGCTCATCTCCGTGATCCAGGATCCATTGCTCTATGGCTGGGATTCCATTAATCAGGATCCAGAGATCAATCTCTTCGTCGCTGAGGTTGGGTTTCTTTTCTCGAACCATCTTTGTGAGTTTTTTCTGGTAGGCATCGGTATTCTTGCTATCTTTTTTAGTATTGTGCCAATAATGTCGTTGTGTGCCCATACCAGGACTCACTGTGGTACAGGATAACCACTGTAACTCAGGGTGTTTGCTAAGATCAAAGAAATGTTTGTTAACGTTTTCGTTAGTGGCCATCAGATAGTATGCTTGAAGATCTGGATGCCCGCTTACACTGGCAGAGTACCTCAGCATTAGGTAGGTACTGAATTTCTTGCGTTCCTGATCATCCAGGCTCTGATAAAATTTTCTTTCTTTGTGATCCAGTGCTGCTAACTCAGTGTTTAGATCCAGCTTGCTCATTGGTATACCTCTTTATAAGATTAAATATATCTAGTACATATTGTCATTGTACTAGATCTCACGCAACAGGTCAAAGGCAGTAGCGGCATATTTCCACTCACATGCACGAAGATCAAATGCTTTGAACCAGTGCTTCTTTCTGTAAACAAATTTCAAAAAAATCCATCGACCGTTGATTTTTTTGGGGTACCAACAAAACCATCTGACCCAGGGTTCACGAGAATTTTTTTGATCTATTATATTCAGTATAAAGCCAGTGGTTGTGAATCTCGTATACCCCATTCGATCACCAAGCCTTGGAGTATCTGATAATTTCACAATTACGACTGATGTCTTTGACAAAGTAAACACACGGAGGCTTTACGCCACGAGTCAGTGGCACACACAAAAGCTGTCCGTTCTTGAGCTTGGGAAAATACCAACGGTTATCAGTGAACACGTCCACAATTTCCACTGGAGAGAATTCTGGTCGAAAGCTGCTGAGTGGATTGAATGTGAAGGCTTTAAACCCTCGGTCATTGATACTGGTTAAGGGCACCACTTCCAGATCACCATGGTCGGGTTCCCCAATCAGCATCTGCCAATCCAAGGGCATAGTCAACTGATGCTGACCAATCTTGAGCACCAGTGCTGGAGTAACAAAACTCTCCAGAAAAATCAGCGGAGTAAAGTAGTAGTCAGCCTCGGATGGATCGCTATTATCAAACACACAGAATCTAAGATCATCTACCTCGTCGGGTAGATCGTTGATATCATAGCTGAGATTTTCGTTAGTAAGAATTCTCATAATTGTTTCTTATAGTATAACACAAACTCTAGTAAGACTAAAATTCCTTTTCGTTTCCTATCATTTTTAGTAGTTCAAAATCAGCAGGGTCTGACAGATAAGTCCAACTCCACCATTGGACGCCGTCTCTGTCTGGTTCGCCCAGACTACCTCGTCGCCAAACTGTTTCCAGCCACACCCGTTGTGTGCGTTTGGTTTCGCTGTTCACTATTCGGACAGGACGCCAAGCCAGCCAGCGGTGCCAATTGCTCAGTCTTGCAATATACTCTTCTTTGGTTTCTATGTTCCAACGCATTTTGTTATCTCAGTAAATCTGTTTTAGTAATTCAAAGTCAGTGGTGTATTCCCACCTATATTTACAAAAGGTTCTCCAAGGGAAATGGTCATTTGCTCTTCTATAAACTGGTTCAAACCAAACCCACTGTTCATAGTCCTCAGTTTTCTTTATGCTAACTGGATGCCACGCCCACCACTTGTGCCACTGTCGCTTTTGTTCATATTGCAGAATTTTCTTCTTTCTTTTAGCTTCTTCAGATACTATGCTCCAAGTCATCGTTGCCAGTCCACCTTTTCGATAGTAAACGGATACTCAGCTTCAGAATAAAAGGATTTACGCTTGGTTAGATGCCGCTTGCTGAACTTCATTGTGCTGGTAATGTCCCAGATCTGCACCATGTCTTTGTCCTGAGCTTTTCTGAGTCCTCTGCCAATACTCTGGATGGTTCGCACAAAACTCTTGCCGGGTTCAATCAGCACCACATTAAACAACCGTGGGATGTCAATACCTACTGCTGCGACACCGTATGTAGCCACTGTGATTTTGTTGTCACTGACTGCCATCTGATCGTACTGTGCTTTGCGATCTTTCAGTTTGTCTTTGCCGCTGATAAACACTGCATCAGGCAATGTGGCACAAATGTGATTGCCTGCACTGAGTCTGTCCACTAATACCAGGGTGTTGCCGCTTTGTGCTATGTCAGCAATCATCTTGGAAATATGTGCCATGCGATCAGCATTATCCACAAGATACTTGAGTTCGCTCTGGTAATCACGATACTCACCGTGATCCACTAGTTGTCGAATATTCACATGGCACTGACTCAGTATTCCCTTTTCCTGAAGTTCCACCGCGGCTAACCGGCTGATCACTGGACCCACTGCTACTAGCAAGCTGAACCACTCATATTCGTCTTTGGGAATGGTCCCAGTGAGTCCCCAACGAATAGGAATCCTGGACAGTGGCCCTGTGAGCAATTCAGTTAACGCCTCAGCTTTGGCTTGGTGACATTCGTCCACTATGACTGCCACAACACCCTGAATAAAATCCTGTATGGTCATTAAGCCGGATGCTTCAGCACCAATCTGATTTCGAGCGTTTTTCATCAGATTGTTCAGGCTCTGCCAAGTGCAGATTGTGTGAGCATGGCCAAATTCTTTTCGATCACCAAACCATACTCCCACATCCAGCCCCAACAACTGATAATCTCTTTCTGTTTGCACCACCAGGCTCTTGTTGGGCACAATCACAATTGTACGCCCGTATGATTCACATCTCTGACTCAGAGCTGCTGTGATCAGTGTCTTACCTGCGCCTGTGGCGACCTCTTGCAAGCTCTGTGGATTACCTAAAAATTGGTTAATAACCTTTTGCTGATGTTCCCTGATTGTGATTGGTTGTCCTGCTGCTGGATGTCCTTGAGGCCAAACAGCACTTGCAAATGAATCAGCTTCCACTGGTTCAAACTCGAAGTGAGTTTGATACTGACGCTGATCATCAAGCTCAATATCATAACCAGCTTGCTCAATCATGGGTAAAATCTGGTCCAGCAGATTCAGATAGCTAGTCCCTCCCAGATTGAAGAACGCTTTTTTTCCATCCCATCGTCCCAAGCGAACCGCTGGCAAGTACCTGGCATGTGGAATATCTTTTTTAAACCGCGCAGTGAGTTTTTTTCTGATGTCTAATTCCAGACCCTCAAACTTCACATTCACTTCATCGCTGATTTTTATGATACATTTCATATGTTGTGATTAGTCTTTTACTAGTATTAGTCTTACGGGCTTTTTTTGATTGGTTAGTTCGTATAATTTCAAGTGATGTTCTCCGATGGAATTATACTGACTACTGAGATTCACCAATATCCAAGCGGGGTTCTCAGGAACCTTTTGTATATTTTTCGTGTGTACTATGTCATGTCCAACCTGTGCTTCCAGTGTTTTGCAGAACTGAAAATATTTACCCGACCAACAGTGTGATATCGAAACAACTGGCCAGCGATCCACTGCTTTGATCAGGTTGGCCAAACTATCCACCTGCGTTAGGTCCAATTTGGGAGCATGGTCAAACAGTATCTGAATTTCATCATTACCAAGCCAAGTTCTCAACACGGATTTAGCTGAGTTTCCAAAAGTCAATCCCAGTGAACTCAACCCAAATGCCTGGGCCACCAGGGAATCTTCGGCTTGCACTAGCTGTGAACATAGTTCCTGCAAAGAGCTAGTCATATTTTCAAACACCCATTCGCCGTTTAGATAAACCACAGTGGGCACTTTGTATACCTGCGCCCCACGCAGAAGACTCATGGTGTATTCATCCAGATGATAATCTGACCGTTTGTTTAGATGCTTCATCAAAGCGACGGACTGTTCACCAGGAGACAGAGTCCAATGATTAGACTCTCTATCGTATTCCAGAGTTGGAAAAAAATCCGCTCTATCCTTTACTGCATACAGGAAATTCACAACAGGCTTCGAATAGGGCTGCCGAATCTGAAACTGATTTTTCTCAGTATCATATTCTATGCTCCTGGTCGACGGCACTTCTGGTCTAGGAGGTTTGGCCCAGATGGGCTGAATCAACTCCTCTACTGGCCAATTTAGAGCTTTGAGCAAGAGTAGATATTTGCTCACAATCTTCTGTACCAGTATCTGTTGTTTGCGGGTCAGCGGAGGGTATTCATAGTTCCCCCAACTGCGTGACTTTATATCCGCAAGGATCTTCTGATCAGAGATACTGAGCATCGGAATCTGATATTTTTTAATGGTTGTTGTGAAGTGGGTGTTCAACAGCAAATCCACCGTCTTCTCCATAGTAACTACGTCATCTTCGAATCCAGTAATGTGTAGCATGATTAACGAGAAGACTGTTGTATTTGTTTGATTAGACTGGATTTTTCAGCTTCAGTCAAAGTAACTCCTGGGGGCATCTTGCCAGACTGAACTCGGCTGATTGCTTCGGCCTGCTTGGTGGCCAGCACGGCTGGGTCCTTGAACCCATCATGGCACTTGAAGCAACTGGCGAGCTGATACCCTTTGGGTTCAGAATTTTGATTTGAGCCAGTGACTCTGAGTGCGGTTCCCATCACCACTAAAAAAGAAACTGTGATAAAAAGAGTAGGTTTAAGCATAATTTATTGTAGCAGTTTTTCGTCTATATTGCAAGAGTTCCAGTTGGAAAAAAGGAGTATAGCGTCCCAAACTGAACCGGCACTTAAAGGTCCCACCACATCTCCCTGGTCAGCATCATAGATCAACAGTACTTGGTTTTGATTCCACACGGCAAAATTTTCACCGTGCCCTATCACTATCACTGGTTCTCCTGTTTGGCTAAACGCCAAACCCAATCTGAGATTCTGGTCCATGCAAGTATTTATAAAAAATGGGCTAGGGTTAAAACCCTAGCCCATCACTTCCATCCGCTCCTATCAGAGCCTGCTTACCGCATGCAGGTCTCGCGGGCCAGCATCTGCCACCGGCTGCTGATCTTGGCCAGGTCCGCAATCTTGATCGCCATGCGCAAGCTCAGTTCACGCAACCGGTCCTGATTCTCGTACATGAAGTCCACAACTTCGTTGGCCTTCTTCTCGTTCAGCCCGTACTGTTCCAGCATCTTGCCGCTGGTGATCACGTGGCGGATCCAGATCAGGCACTCACGAACACTGTTCATCTTGAGGTCCAGGAAGTGGCAGCGGCTCTGCAGGGCGCTCAAGTGCGCGGTGCGCTTGGAGTTGCGCTGACTGTCCAGCTTCTGGTTGGTGATGAAAATCACAGTGCCTTTGAAGTCGAAGCTGTTGGGAACGCCCTCACGTTGCAGCATCTTGCTGTCCGAACCCCAATACACCCGACGGCTCTTGCCGCTGTCCAGCGCCGCTTTGAGCACATTCAGGCTCTCTTCGTCTTCCAGGATGCTATCACAGTCATCAAAAACCAGCACATGACCCGGGTCACTGTGGGTGTACAGTTTGCAGTACAAGGAAATCGGAGTCATGAAACCTTTGACCACTTCGTACTTGGGAGGAAGACCAGCAATTTCAGTGAACAAGTTGGCTTTCTCCAGTTCAGAAGTAACACCATGGCTCTTGCCAACTCCAGGAGGGCCCTGCACAATCAGCGCCCGAATGTCACCACCAATAGCTGCACGGCTCATCTCATCCAGGATTTCAAATCGGTCCTTCAAACGGGTCAGGATTTCCTCGTCCGTCTCTTCAATTACCGGAGCAGCAGTTTCATCAGCGCAAACCGAAGACGCAACTCCTGGGTTCAGGATTTCCATGTTGTTGACGCGAACGCGGACCTTGCCACGATTCCAACGAGTGCCATTAACCACAATGTAACCACCTTCTTGGCGGCAATCTTCAAACATGGTAAAAACGGAATTGTGAACCTGTTCACCCTTGTAGTCGCCGTCAATAACCCGAACTTGAATCTTGTTCTTCATTGTGTGCTCTGTGTGTCCTTTTGTGTTGTGTTTTCTACTACTCTTTTAGTCTAGCAAGCGGTTAGCTTGTCGTCAACCAAAATGCAAAAATTTTAAGTTGTTTGTTTTCAACAACCTAGCGCCATTGGCTGCTATTGAGGATTTCGTCAGCCGTAAACTGACCACCCATGCGATCCGGGTTAGCCGCCCAACGTGCTTCATTTAGCAATTGCAAGCGAGATTCAAGCTCTTTTTGTTGTGAACGGGTTGACTCTACCAGTTGAATCACTTGGTCCAAAGCGTCAGAAATCAGCTGCTCATCTGGGTCACCCGCACGATTCAAAAAGTCCGCCAACAGCGTTTCAATTTTTTCGAGTTGTTCAAACTCTTTTTTGCTCATGTTTCTATTGTAGCAGGTCAGCTGATCAAAATCAATCAAGTTCGTCTGTATAGTGCGAGGGGAATTTTAGTACAAAAAAGATATATTTGTCCTGATCCAATACCTGGATATATGGGCCCGGAAACTCAGCTTGTTCCAACCAATGGACACCCCAATTGTCATTGAGCCACTGCTGAAATTGATCTAGATTCCAGACTGGATTGATTTTTTCGATCTCTCGTTGAGCATAACATAAACGGTGTAAATCTTCGCTGTATTGATCTTCGTCCATGTTTATATACTAGCAAATGATCAGCAGTGTGTCAACTATTTTCAGTTCAGTACTGATCTGGGTATTTTAACAAAAAGAAAATGTATTTGTCTTCATCAATTATGCTGATAGTAAATTCACCAAACAAATCACCTGGTAAATATTCTACACCCCATACTGCTTGTAACCACGCTTGGAAAAGGTTAAGGTCCCATTTTTGCATTTGGCAAAATTCTTTTTCAGCATAGCAGAGTCGAACAAGCTCGTCACTTTTTTGTAAGGATTCACGTTTCATTATACCCACCTTAGCGCAAACAAAGTTGCCTGCTCAGGATTCCAAAAAACAAAAACAAATTCGTCAGTGTTAATTCTCCAACGACCCAAGCCTGGTGGCCCAAAATTTTGGACACACCAGCGGACCATGTTTACGGTGTCCATTAGATTGGATTTGAAATTTATTCGTGTACTTTTTTCCATGTGTCTGAATACCTTAGTAAAAAGAAAGTGTATTTGGCTTCATCTAAGATGACAAACTCCCAGTCATCACCAATAAAATTATTTTTGGGGATGTATTCTAACCCCCATGTTTCTGCCAGCCATTCCTGAAATTTATTCATATTCTTAGGTTGATAGATGTTTTCAAAATCGTCCTGAGCGTTGCACAGTCGATGTAAATTTGGCAGTGGGTTATTCATTTCTTAACTCAATAGCTATCAGTTAGTTTCAGCCAAAAATCGTGTTGATCCAACTGAGTAGTGACTGGTTGAAACAGAGAGTGCAATCTATCAATCTCTATGTATCCATTTTGATGTTTATTATTCAACTTTTGCCTGAGCTTGTAACGGTCGCCGGACCGAAACGTATGTACCACAGTGGAATCAATCGATTTATCGAGTATACCCCAATAAATTCGATAGGTGTAATTTCGCAGAGCTTGCAATGCCCAAATTTTTATGTATTTGTCAGGCGTATCGGGGTTGATGCGAACCATTACTGTGTCATTAATGTGCATGATTATCCTTTGAGCATGGCCCAAAATGCAGCCTTTTCCAAATCCTGTTCAAACTCAGGATACACAGTGTCCAACTGTTGCTTGTCAATTGGTTTGTATCCTTTGCGGATCTTTGCGTCGATGGCTCGCTGGCAGTTACAGTCTTCAAAGATCTTGCTTTGCAAACGACTGCCGCGCCGGCCCCAGATTGTAGCGTAACGTGTGATGCCATTCCAGCGATTACGTTCCAGCACCAGCAAAACCCAAACTTTATCGCTGGTGCCTTCTTTGCACCAACCAATCCAAGCATCCAATTTCATTGTGTTTTATCCTTTGTTGAGGGCTAAAGCAGCAGCTTCTTTTAGATTCTTTTTAAAATTTGGAAAGAAAAAATGGACATTGTGTAGCTTACGAAGGTCAACAGGCATGTAGCCTTTGCTAGTTCGACGGCAAACTGCATCAATGATATCTGACTGGTCGTGGAACTTGATCTCTAGCTTTTTACTGACTTTGCCCGAGATGGTTGCGTAGCGGGTAATCATGTAGTGAGATTTCCATTGGATGGCCCCTCGTTTATTTTCTACCATAAACATCTCTTTGTTCACTGGAGACCGTTCTAGCGGTATCACACCCCAAATCCTAAAAGTGGTCTCACAATAACCGATCCAGAAAAAATTTGATTTCATCCTGTGTGCTCCTTTATTTAAGGATACACTTCGTTTACCACAATGTCAACTTTAAATGAAGTTCGAAAATTTGGATTGTTCATTTTAAAGTTCTTGATGGTTTTTCTACCCGGAGTCACAGAATCATTATTGAGCAAGGTTTTATACGCATGGCAACATTTGCACAGAGTTTGCAAATTTTCTGGTCTATTGTCATCTGGATTCCCGTTGATGTGATCCACATCCAGGAACCCATGGTACTCGATTCCTCTAATGGGAGGAAGACTTGTGTTATAAGTGCAAACAAATCCCAATCTACCATCACGATTTTCACAATAATCTTTACGGTACTTTCGTGATGGGTGACTGCTGTTTCGGTGACTAGTGACATCTCCAAACCCAGCTCTCATTGCTGTGATGTGAGCTATGCTTTTTAGACCATGCTTGGCTGCAGTGATCTGATTGTGGTGGGCGCTGCAATACTTACGCCAAGTGGTGTGCTTGGTGTTTTTGTTGGTGCTGATTTTCACCGACGGTTTATCGCAAAGAATGCATTTGGGTCTGTTGTTTTGTTTGTTTGTGTTCATTTTGTTATATGCTCGCGTCTTCTAATCCCGATACTCTCAATTTCACTATGTTACTGAGTGTCCAATTTTTGGATTCTAATGCTTTGATTATTCCCAAATATTGGTTACGAACCAGCGCCACTTCATTCACTATTTCTTCATACTCAACAACTTCTTGTTCTCCGTCAGCATATTTTTCAGCATCACGGCTACTCAAAGCCTTGGCATACTTTTCCAAGTAGTTCTGAAAATGCTTGCGGCGAATCTTTCTCAACTGAATGTTAAGGTAGTTAAGCACAGCTTCGATCTCCTGTAACTGATTGAATCTATGCTCAGTGATTCCTGGCAGTGCTGCCAGATGTTTTTCCAGATTGCCCTTAATGGCGATCTCCAGTTTGGCTTGCGCCAATTCGGATCTGTAAAATTCCAGAAAATCTGGCAGCACCGTTATGTCCTGAATAACTTTACTGTACCACATCAGTACCTGTCGTCTTCGTAATCGTCATCTGAATCCAGGTCATCATCCAGTTCTTCCTGTTCTTCAGCTTCCAGTGCCACTGCTTCGGCTAGATAACGATCATAATCAGCTAAACTTTCCAGATCGTCGTCTGTAAATTCCAAACGGCGGCAGGCAATAATCATTTGTTCAGCCGCATCTGACCTGTCACGTGCTGGGATATAATCCAGTAAGTTTCTCCATAGTTCTGCAGCCAACTCTGCGTGATCACTCTGCATCAGCCTTGTCTCCTTCCGTTAAGCGATTTTGTCTCAACTTGTCTGGATTTTGCACCAGATCTTGGACAATGTTTTCCCAGATGTTGTTATCATTGGTTTCGTAAACCTTCCGAAACGCACGAGTTTCCTCGCCGTTGGAAAACTTGTAAAGCAAGCGATTACCGTCCTTGGTTAACAGTCCTTTTCTTTCCAGAAGATCTGTCATACCACTGTGCAAACTCATACCAGTGCTGTAGGGAATCTTGATCTGTACTGTTTCAAAAGGCTTGTTATAACGAGTCTTCATTACTTTGCAAGCTGCTCTGATGCCCAGTACGTCTGTGGTTTTAACTCCGTCCTCGTCCTCTTTGAGTTTGAGTTTGCGCATAGCCACCACAATGGAACTAGCGTAGATAAATCCCTGTCCACCGCTGATCTTGTCATCAGGGTCAAACATGTCCTGACTGGCGTAGGTGTGATTTGTGGCCAGTAGTCCCACGTTGTGGCTACCGAACATGTTAACGCAGTTACGCACCAATGCAGTAAGAGCTTTGGGTTTGCGACCCATGTCACCCTTCATTTCACCCTTATCAAACTGATCAACGTCAGTGGCAGTTAGTAACATACCCAAGCTGTCAATAACAAACAATACTCTGGGTTTGTCTTCACTGGCTGACATGCTCTTGTAGTCTTTCATAAACGTGCTAATGGTTTTAGCCACGTCGTCGATCATTGCGATGTTGAGCTTGAGCAGCTTATCCTCACCAGTATCCACACCCAATGCTTCCAGCCAGCTCTGGTCTAGTGCATTTTCGCTGTCAACCAGCACCACAAAAATGCCCTGAGCTTGTGCATTTCGAATCACATTACCAGAACAAATATAACTCTTGCCAGCGCCTGATTCTCCCGCAAATACTGTGACTTTA